ACGCATGGAGACGGTAGCGTTACGGTTAGTCTTGATGGCCGCCCTTTGGCTGATCCTCAACGAAAACCGACCGGCTGGTTCGATAATCTGGCGGAGGATATTGAGGAGGGTGAGCTTCACCGTATTTGTGATGATCTATTACGCGGCATTAAGGAAGACGAAGACTCCCGCCGCGAATGGCTAGATGAGCGCGCCAAGGGCATTATTCTTCTAGGGCTAAAGTTGGAAGTCCCAGGCCAGCAAGGCGCAGCGGACGGGGCTCCCATCGAAGGAATGAGCAAGGTCCGCCATCCGTTGATGCAAGAGGCGGTGCTGCGCTTTCAGGCCAATGCTCGCTCCGAACTGCTGCCGACAGACGGCCCGGTCAAAATCCGCAATGACGACAATAACGCCGATTCTCAAGAGGACGCACTGGCGAACGACCTCGAAGAGGACATGAACCACTACCTGACCGTCACGGCCAGCGAGTATTATCCCGATACCGACCGAATGCTCCTGATGCTGGGCTTCGGCGGGACTTCCTTTAAGAAAGTCTATTTCTGCCCGGTTCGCAACCGACCGGTATCCGAGACGGTCGACGCGGAGCATTTGGTCGTTAACAATGCTGCTACCGACCTTAAGAACGCGATCCGCATTACGCATAAAGCGCGGCTTAATAAGAACGCCGTTAGACGGCTACAGATCCTTGGCGTCTATCGGGATGTTGACCTACCAGCCCCTCCGCCGCCTGAGAACAATGCTGTTGAGCAGCAGAAGAACAGCCAGCAGGGTGTCCAGCAAGGAGGTTTTGGGCGGCCGGAGGATCGCAGCCGTGACATCTACGAATGCTACTGCTACCTCGATATCAAGGGCTATGAGCACAAATGGAAGGGCAAGGAAAGCGGATTTGAACTTCCGTATCGCGTAACTATCGACGAATCCAGCAAGCAGATATTATCTGTCGTTCGGAATTATGACGAGGATGAGCAGAAAGAACTACCCGAAGCAAAGGATGTTTTTGTTAAATATACATACGTCCCAGGTTTCGGGTTCTACGATATTGGCCTCCTACATATTCTAGGAAATACGACTAATGCGCTTACGGCGGCGTGGAGAGAACTGCTAGACGCCGGTATGTATGCTTGTTTCCCCGGCGCATTAATTGACAAGCAAGCGAGCCGCCAAAACAGCAACATTCTTCGCATTCCCCCCGGCGGCACGTCGCAGATCGATACCGGCGGTAAGCCAATCAACCAAGTGGTTATGCCGCTCCCATACAAGGAGCCAAGCCAAGGCTTGATGGCTTTGGCGCAGGAAATGGCCACCACGGGTATGCGAATCGGCGGCACAGCCGAACAAATGGTGGGAGAGGGCAAGCAGGATGCCCAGACCGGCGCGGTGCTGGCTATTATCGAGCAGCAGCAGGTTGTTAAGGATTCCGTCCATAAGCGAATGCACGCCGCTCAATGCGAAGAACTCAAGTTGATTGTTGAGAGATTCAAGGAGCATCCTGAATCATTCTGGCAGCAAAACAAGAAGGCAGCCAGACAATGGGACGAAAAGACATTCCTCGACGCGCTTGAAAACTACAACCTAGTACCGCAGGCCGATCCTAATACGGCGTCTCAGACACAGCGTATTTTCAAATACCTCGGCCTAAAGGCATTGTCGGCTCAAAGTCCGACGATGTACAATCCGCTTGCTTTGGATACGGCCATCATTTCGGACGTGCTAAAGATATCCAACCCGCAGCAGTATTTTGCGCCGCCGTCCGCAATGGGTCGGCCGACGCCCGAACAACAGAAGGCCACGTCCGAAGCCCAGTCAAAGCTGCAAGATTCTCAGTCCAGAATGCAGGATGCCAAGGCTAAATTGATGACTGCGCAGGCCAAGCAGGACGAGGCCAAAGCGAAGGTTGGCGGCGCAGGTCTAGCGCCGATGGAACCGGGCAAGACGCCGCATGAGATGTCCATCGAGGCGATGAAGGCTGAAGCCCAACTTATGGACGCCCACACGAACGCCAAGAAGGCGGACATGCAAAAGGGCGACATTCTTCTGAAGGACGCCAATTCGCAGGAAGATCGGCAATCCAAGGAGAAGATGGCGGCCATCGATCTAGCCAAAGACGTAATGAACAAGAAGGCCGATATGCAAATCCAGCAGAGCGAACATCAGGACGCTATGCACATGGACATGCATAAACATCAGACCAGTTTGGCCGCACAGCAGCATCAGCATGAAACCGGACTGGCAGCCGAGCATGAGAAGCATCAAGCGGCCATAGAAGCGGACATTCAGACCAACGAGATGGGTCTTAAGTCCAAGGAGAAGCAAGCAAAAATGGCTGCGAAGAATCGGCCAACAAACCGGCCAAAGGCTAAGCCGTGAGCGACAAGAACTACCGCAAAGCGCTTTTGACGGTTAAGCGCCTAAAGCGCGCGGAAGGAGGAGACCTGCCCGCAGCCCCCGATACGGTCTACCACGGCTCTCCTCAGACCAACTTGAACACGATTTCTGCTACACCTCCATCGCGTCAATACGATAACGCCACATCGCAATTCGGGGCCTATTTCGTACCCCATAGTCATGGGGCTGAACACTACGCGGGGAAGTCTGGCAGAGTGTATGAGGCAAAGTATCACGCAAAGAACCCTTATAACATGCCAGTCGGTGAGTGGCAGTATTATCAAGACATATCTAGGGGTCCGCGCGATGCGGACGGATTCCGTGGTAAGGTTCTCCCATCAGAGAAATGGGGAGATAGACAGAAAGAATTGATAAAAGAGGCCATTGAGCACCGTAAGAGACTTGAAGAGGCGGGGCATGATGGGGTTATACTAAGAGGGCCAAAGGGGGACATTAAGGAAATGTCCTCCTTCCACGATACTCCAATCGTTCGCGCCCCCGGCGGCCGCATCCATCGCGCCCCCGGCGGCTCGCTTAGCGATGCCATCAACAGCTTTTCTCGTCAGCGCCAGAACGCCCTAGACCCACCGTCTGCCAGCGCACAGAACGCATATCAGGGCATTCCGCAAGGCTACTTCAACAATTTCAATAGGCCCGAACTAGTAGTAGCCCAACCCCCGCAGGAAGAGCGCGCCACGCCAATGGCGCAAAGCGCCGACCTGGGGTCTGCGCTTGAGGACGGAGTAAACTGGATACAGGGCAAGGAAGGCAAGCCAAAGGCACCTTCGCCTACCAACCAGGCGCTTGAAGATCCGACAACGACATCGGTTGCGCCAAAAGTAGCCAGCGGCGACAACAACGGCGGAATTGGCATCAATGCTTTGATGAATAACATATCAAACATTGAAAGCGGCGGTAGGTATGATGCGCGCGGTCCTGTCACTGGGTCTGGTGATAGGGCTTACGGGCGATATCAAGTAATGGGATCAAATATCCCTCAGTGGACTAAGGAAACGTTGGGAACATCCATGACTCCCCAGCAGTTCCTGAATAGCCCAGAAGCACAAGATGCGGTAGCGCAGCAGAAATTAAGTGAATATTGGAAACAATACGGATCGCCGGAGGACGCCGCCAGTATGTGGTTCAGCGGCAGGCCGCTTTCGCAAGGGGCGCATTTACGCGATCAGCTAGGCACTAGCGGTGCTAGTTATGCGGCAAGAGCCGCCCAAGGCATCCAGGGCCAACCGCTGGTGGATAGCCCCCAACGCACGGCAGCGCAGCAAGTCTCTGCCGCTCCTCGCGGCCATTTGCAGATCACAGACCCCAACTCTGATCCTCTGACAAGCCACACATACCCAGCACCGACTGAGCACGCCGCGCCGCAGCCAGCCCAGCCGCCGGCTCCGCCGCCGATTCATGCGCAGGACGCGACAACTTCCCCGCCGCCGCAATTGCAGGACGCAACCGCAGGGCCGCAGGCTTCCGCAGATCCCCAAAGCAATCTCTATGACAAGGTGGCTTTTATGCCGAGCGTTGAATCAGGATACGATAATCCACAGGTTTTATACGATCCAACCCAGACGGCAGCAAAAGGCGGCTCGATTCAGTCTATGCCGTCGCCTGAGTTAATCGCGCAAGCGCTCCAGATCCTGGCGCGACATCGGGCGGCCACAGGCGGGAGTCTTGTTCATAGGCTAAAGCGGGATGGTGGAGGCGGAGCCGGCGGCGGGGGGCATGGTGACTATAATCAACCTATTACTCCGATTCAAAACGGTGCATGGGGAACTGCGACAAGCGGCAAATATAGCGGGGATACCACATTTACTAGGGACGATGGACAGATGTCCTATATTAACCCCGCCACGTTGGGGATAGTCGGCACTGGACATGCATGGGACAATCAGACTCCCGCTCCGCCGGCAGCTGCCCCCGCTCCGATCACTCCTGCACTGCAAGGGCAAAATGTCGGCAACGCGGCAGGAGCCACTGGCGCTCCACTCGGCAACATTCCGATGGCATCCCCTGGAGGAACCGGAACAGGCGGAGCGGCGGCGGGCACCCCAAGCTACAACAACACACTAGACGAAGCATTGGGGACTAACAGTCCCACGATGAATCAGACTTTTGGATTCAACTATCCGGTGCCGCCACCTCCCAAACCGCAGCCGCAAGGGCCGGTTTCGCAGAACTTAATAAACGCGCTTTATGGGTTTGGCGGCGGATCGCAGATGGGAACCGGGACGTACGCCGATGGCGGCGCAATCGTAATGGATGCCCTACTAAGGGCTAATAGAGCAAGAAAGGCTAAGGGGAAAAGGTAAAATGTCTGAGATGAGTGAAAAGGGCCGCGCGGCGGCCAAGGAAAAAGTCAAGCGCCTTACTGGCGGTAATAAGGGTTCGGTTGATGCCAGCGGCTGGACGGAAGCCCCTTGCGGGTATCTGGACACGGACAAGAAGCTAGGCAATCGGCCGATTAGCCCTCAGAACCTCGCGACGGGCGGAAAGGCGGCCCATAGGCACGGCGGGCGCAAGTCTCGCGATCTTGGCGGTGCAACCCCCGTGCCAGCCAATAGCGCGGCGGTCGCGATGCCTCCTCAAAGCCGGTTTAGCTTTGGCGCGGCGGCCCCCTCCGGCTTGATGGCCAATGCGGGGCTTAAGAGCGGCGGGCGCACCGGACGCAAGGATGGCGGCGGCAACTGGATTGCTGGCGCGACCAAGAACAAGGGCGCGTTGCATCGCGAGTTGCATGTACCGGAAGGCGAGAAGATCCCAGCCAAGAAGCTATCGAAGGCGGAGCATAGCTCTAACCCGACTGAGCGTAAGCGAGCCGATCTGGCAAAAACGCTGAAGAAAATGCACAAGGCAGACGGCGGCCCCGTTGGCATGGACCCGGAGATTTCGGGAACGCGCCCCACTGGCGGTCGGATCGCTCGCAAGTCTGGCGGCAGCGCTGGCAAAGGCAAGATGAACGTCAACATCATCATTGCTCAGAAGCCGGACCATAGCGACATGCAGCCGCCTCCCGGCGCTCCTACACCCATGCCGCGACCGCCGATGCCTATGCCTGGACCGGGCGCAATGCCCGCTCCCCCTCCCGGCGGCGCTCCTGCTGGTCCTATGCCC